ACGACCGCGAGAATGGGACCGATGCTGGTCGTCATGACCATGCCGAGGCCCCGCACGCCCTTCGCGGCGAGGCCAGCGGAACCGCCTGTGCCGAGTAGCCCACTGACGACCGCGCCGAGGCCAGCGGGGCCGCCGAAGACGGCACTCGCGCTGCCGACCGCGACCATGATATTCGCCAACTGCCCGAGTATCACGAGCGCGGGTCCGGCGGTCACGAGGAACGCGCCGAGCGCGGCAGTTGCTATCACGAGCGCATTGCCCGTTGGCGTGCCTGCGATCTTGCCAAGCACCTCCGCCATGCTCACGAGCGCAGGAGTGATCGCCTTGATGGCGGGGATGAGCGCATTGCCAACCTGCTCCTGCACGTCGCCGACTGCGTTCTTGAATTGGTCCCAACTCACTGATGCACTTTTGACCTTGAATGCGGCGTCCGCCGTCTCGACGCCGATGGCCTTGAGGATATAGGGCAGACCCTCCGCCTTCGCGCGTACAGTGTCGATGCCGATGCCGTAGCGGCTCAACGCCCCAGCCTGACCTGATGCGGCCTTGCCTATCAGAAGCATGGCCTGATTGAGGTCCATGTCGTACGCTTCGGCCATGTTCAGCGCGGTAACAGTGGCTTCTTTCATGTGCGACTTGAGCTTGGGGAACGTAGCCCCGAAGGCCATCGCGCCGATGATCGCTTCGTCGCCGAAGCGCGTTTGCTTCTGCAGCGCGGCGGCGTACTTGATTAGCTCGTCGCTGCCCTTGCCGTAGATGACCGTGAGGCGCTTCTCTACGTTCTCCTGTGTCATGGCAGCCTTGACGCTCAGCGCAATCGCGGCAGTGATCGCCGCGCCCGCAACGCTCATGGCGGCACCGGCCTGCGTGGCCGCAGACCCGAACGCGACCATCTTCCTCCGCGCCGCGTCGCCTGCCTTGCCTGCCTGCATGAAGGCAGCGCCCATGCCGCGCGCTTCCTTGGCAACAGTGCCACCGATTCCGCGCAGCTTCGCGGTGGCCTTGTCGGTTGTCGAGACGATGATGCCGAGGCGAAGGTCGGCCATTGCGCACTCCTACCGCCCCCGGCAGGGTTACGACTTCTGCTTGCTGATCGCGGCTTCCGTCTGGAGGTACGTCCTGATTTCCTCCAGCCATTCGGGGTCCTCGTTGTCGAGGTCCTCGCGCGTGTAGCCGGGGAGAGCCTGGAGAAGCACAAAGTCGCGCAGGCTCTCGGGCGCGTTCGGAACGGTCTGCCCCTTCGCGAAGATCATGCCTGCAACAGCTATGTCGCTAAAGGGGCCTGTCCGATCACCCGCACCGCCTCGCGCGGATTGCCGCAACAGTGCAGGGCAAGCTCCTGCAGGTCGCTGCCGTCGATCTGATCTTCGATAGGCACCTCGGCGTCGAAGAGGACCTGCTCGCCATCCTCGTCCTCGCAGCCGATCACGCACTCGCGCACGATGTGGAGGATTGCCTGCCAGAGGGCTTCCTCGGCGGCCTTCTCCTCGGCACTGTCCGCTTCGGCTGCGATGTAGGCTTCGCGGCGCAGCGTCAACTGGCGTTCGTTGTCGCGCGACTGTCCGGCGGTCAAGCGCCGGATATACACCTGTCCGCTCACGTCTACCCGCTTCGGGCGTGCCATGTTCGCGCCTCCTATGATGCGGCGCTGTCTGCGATGCTGATGACGCCTGCGGTATCCTGCTCGGCTTCGAGTTCCACGTTCCAGACGACCAGCCCATCGGGGCTCTGATAGGGCATCGGGTTCGCGGTGCAGGCGAGGTTGCTGAGTGTGATCGTGAGGTCGCGGGTGCCGTTGGAGGCAACCCACACAATGTCAATGTCATCGTCGAGGTCGTCGGCGTCGAGGTCAAACGCGGTGTCAATGTCCGCGAGGACTACGAGCGAGACGGTCACGACCTCAGAGCCGACCTTGACGCCCTCGGGCTTACGCAGGCTGTTCGTGCTGCCCGCGTCGAGCGACGAGTAAGGCTCAAGGTTATTCGCAACCGACACGCTGATCTCGCGCGCGTCATAGGTGCCGGTGTCAAGCTCGATGCTCGCCTTAAACCACTCGTAAGTCGCGCCGGTCTCTGCGGTCTGCGGGGATGGCGCCGCGGTGCGCGAACCGTCCGTTCCCTGCCACGCGATCTCCGCTTCGAGCGCCCCGTCCATCGCTTGCGAGAGCTTGAGGTCGCCGATCTCGCAGCCGGTGTGTTTCCAGCCGAACGCAGAAACGTGCCCGCCCTCGAAGCAGAGTGCGGTCAGTGAGGGCACGGTGTAGCTGGAGCGCAGCGCGTAGCCGATCAGCGTCGCGTCATTGGTGCCGGTCGGGTTGAAGGTCGCGCTGCCGGTGTACTCCAGCATCTTGCCGACCACGCGATCCTGCGCGTATATACCGCGTCGGTGCTCGACTGCCGACTTCGGCGGCCCGACTTCTCCGCCCGTGACGATGCCGACTGATGCCGCGAGTGTGGTAGCCGCGCCCCAGTCGAGGTACTGCCCTTGCCCGCCATGCGCCATGATATTCGCCTCCGAGAACGCGGCGGGCCACGCATCTCTGCGTGGCCTCAGTGTGTGTGCTCACCGCCCCCGGTGGCGATGCTTCAGTCTGTGTCCTGCGGTATCGTCCACGTCGCCTTGACGGTCACGGCGCGAAGCATCTGCGATTCATCATCGCGCCCCTCGTCGAGGTAGCCCGGCTTCCCGCCCGACCATGTTCCGTAGCGCGCAGTCTCGCCGCCTGCGGTTATGCTGCGATTGACACGGACGAACTTCGCGAGCTGCTCCAGCATGGTGAAACCCTTGTCGCGGTCAGTGTCGGTGTCCTCGGCGTGCCACGTCGCCACGATCTCCAGCGGCACGACTACCTCAAAGCGCCCGACGCCGCCGGCAATGCCGATGCCCTTCTCGCCTGCGCCCTCTTCGCCCAAGTCGATGAAGACCGCGCCGTCGCTGATCTCGCGACGACTCAGAGGCGTCGTCACGTAGGCGGAGAAGGTGCTCAGTGGCGCGACCGCGAGCGCCTCGATGCCTGCCGCTACTGCGTCCATGAGTTCGAGGACCGTCATGATGCCGATTGCCTCCCTGCCGCGCGGTCAATGAGCCGCTGGAGCATTTCCTGCGCGCGGCGGAGAATGATGTCCTTGCGTTCCGCCAGCGACGGGGCCATGAATGGGCGCTTCGGCATGGTCACGCTTTCCTTGAGGACGTACTGGAAGCGCCCGTTCGCGTCGATCAGGAACTTCTTCCCCTTGGCGATGATGAAGCGCAGGTTATGCTTCGTTGGGCTGCCCTGCAGGTCGCCGATGGGGATAGCCAAGTTGCGCGCATTCTTCGGAACGATGGTCCCGCCATACTCATGAATGGGGCCATAGACAACGTTCGTGCCGACCTCGTGCCCCGTGCTGGTGCCTACTACCTTGATACTGTTGCGCAAGAGGTTCGTTCGCACGTTCAGCGGATTGCCGCCTGTGAGGTGCTGGCGGATCGCGCCCTTCAGATCGTGGGCGGCGCGCCCGGCCTCGGCGTCGATCTCGCGCGCAGCCTCCTCGCCAAGATCGTTGATCGCCCGCGCAAGCGACTCGGCACCGATCAAGCGCAGGCGCATCATAGCGTCTCGCCCCAGTTGTGGCGCGCCACCCGCAGGCGGACCTGATCCGAGTGCCCGACGCCGCGCCTGCGCCTGCCGATCTGCTCGACGCTTACGATCATCCAGTATGTCTCATCAGTGAGGCACTTGAGGATGCGCCCCGCGCGGTAAGCCGCATCATACGGGCCGCGCATGGAGTGCGTCGGCTGCGGATCATAGCCCCGCGCGAGGCTGCCGATCACCGCATTGTCAGACAGCGGCCTGATGCTCAGGCGGCGCTCGCGCGCGTCAACGGGTTCGGGGCGCGGAGGATCGCCAGTGCGCGATTTCGCGTAGATGCGGAAGGCTTCGTATGTCACAGGGAAACCCTCCGATACGAGGCCACGAGCGCGCGGATGTGCGCGGGAATATCCGAGTACTGCTCGAAGGTTTGCGAGAGGCCATCGACGCTCTCGTTGACGCGCCCCATCGCCTCCGGGACCTCCCAGTAATGTTGCGCGAGGAGGACAACCGCGAGGACAACCGTGTTCGGCATGGCCGCCGCCAAGTAGCCGCCGACATACGTGACGAGCACGGACTGCTCGCCGCGCGAGAAGAAGTGCTCGTCATTGGCGAGCGTGATCTTCCCCACACTCGCGTCGATGATGTAGTCATCCGAACTGACCGTCTGCGCGGTGCCCTGGACGTCATACTGCAGGAGGGTCACGCTGCTGATAGGCGGCGCGTTGACGTAGATGTGGCCGGTGCTCGCGTCGGTCACGACATGGTATTCGGTGCGCGTGGCGGACTCGAAGTTCCGGTTGGCGAAGGCTTCGATGCGCTCCTGCGCCGCGCCGACCACCTGCGCGACGAGGAACGCGGAGACGGTCTCTTGGTCGATCTGAGCGGCGTCGCAGAACTCCTCGGCGCTGATAATCACTTGGCCTCACTCACTCCGTGCATCGTGTTCATGGTGTCGCGGAAGTCGCGCACGACGCGGAACATCATCGGCCACTGCGAGGTCAGCCAGACGCCTGTCTCGTGGCGCACGTCATACGCGAAGCCGGGACGCCAGTCGGTCATTGGCAAGCGGGCGCGCACGTCGCGAGGCACGGGGCCGCCGATGTAGCGCACCTTCATCGCGTCCACTCCCTCACCGTGTGCCACTGAGGCTTTCGCTTCATGCCGACCCACCCGCGCCTGCGCAGGCCGCAGTAGTTCCCCCAATGATCGCCCTCACCATCGTCGAGCTTGTGAATGCACACCGCGCGGAAGTGGTGCTCGCGGAAGAGTTCCAACATCGCCTCAAACCAGCGCGGGGCTTCCGCCTCTGTGAGCGCGCGGACGCCCTGCCCGAGTTCGAGCCTGCCGGACTTCAGCCAGCGCGGCAGGCCCGGCACCGTCGGAAAGCCAAACTCTGAGGTGGCGAACGATTGCCCGGCGCACTCGTGGTTCAGGATCGCGCGCATGTCCTCAAGCTGCCCGTGATGCCAGTCCACGGTCACGGGGAGGTTGCGCCCGTGCGCATACGGGTGCAGGTTGCACACGTCGAACGCGCGCCCGCACCCGGCCTCGACGAGGCGCTGTAGGAACTTGACGCCGCTCGGATGCTTGCTCATGCCAAGGTTCATCCCGAAGCCGCCGGTCCATATTCGGCAGGTGGGGTCAGCCTCGTGCGCGGCGGCGTGGACGAGCTTGAGCGTCTCGCCATACTGCCACGCGTTGAATGCGCCTCCGGTCACCACCGGGCAGTGCGCTTCGCCCCACCACTCCCAGTCGCGGCAGAGGTCCTTGCACGCGCCCACGACGCCCGCCACAACGCGCGCGAGGTCATCGTGTGCCTCTGCGGTGCGGCCCTCGCGACCGGCCTCTCTGAGCGTCTCGGGCGCAACGCGGAGGTCAACAATCGGCATCGCGCCAATGTCGCGCAGGTCTTCGAGCACGAAGGGGAGCGCGAGGAGGTCGCCCTCAGAATCGAGGTTGCACGGGACCTTCACGCACTGAGCGCCAAGTTCGCGGATGGCAGAGAGTTCGTCGCCAGTGAGCACTTGATGGCCGGAGCTGATGCCGACGAGCATTGCCTCACGTCCTCTCCGGCTTCGCTCTGATGCCCGCGTGGCAGGCAGGGCAGAACTCCCAGTGTCTTTCTGCGTCGGCACCGCACTCAGGGCATAGCCACTTGATCTTCAGTTCGAATGGTTCGCAGGCGTCCGTCACGTCATCGGCCCAGGGGTTCTCGTGCTCGTGCTCGTAGACGACCTGCCCCTCCAGGCCCTCGTCGCGGTAGGGCAACCACTTCACTTCATCGGTGCCGAGCACGCCTGCGGGGATGCGCGCGTTCAGCAACCATTGCGCGGGTTGCATATGCACCTGCGCGCGGCGGTCACACTCGCGCAGCGTGTCAATGATCTGCGCGGGCTCGTAGCCTGCCTCGCGCAGTTCGCGGAGGCTCACACCGTCGCCGTTCGTCTTCGACTCCTTGGCTCCGTGGCTGTCGCGCCAGACGAGGCGCAGGTAGCGCTGCTCGGGAGGCAGACCTCCGTAGAGTTGGGTCCAGAGGTAGACGTAGAGTTGAGACTGCGGCAGCAGGTCCATGCCGCGCACGAGGCCACTGACGCGGTTGGCGTGATCGCTGACCACCTGCATGAGCGGCCCCCACGGGTGCCAGTTCGGGCTTCCAAGCGGGTATGCACAGTTGTGCTGCCATGCTTCGCCCATCGCCTCCTGCGGGCGGACGCCCAGCGCGCGCCCCGCCTCGACTGCTTCCTCGCGCGCGGCGCTCGTGTAGGCTACGCGGTCGGGCGTGAGGCCAAGCCAGTCGAGGTCCTCGCGGAAGCGCGTGGCGGCCTTCTGCATCGGCCACGATTGCCGCCAGACCTCCCCGCGCGTGTAGCCCTCGTCATCGAAGCGCAGAAGAAACTCGCGGCCACTGCGGCGCGCCCATGCGTGGGCATGATAGGCAACCCACGCATGGCCGCAGTGCGCGTCTGAGTATGGTGTCACATCCAAGCGTATGACCACTGCGAAGCCCCCTTACCCGGCTGCGTATGCGCCAGCCCAGTGGCGATGGAAGCCGCCAACCCACTGACCGAGAGGGATCGACTTCGCGTGCCCGTCCATGTAGCAGAGAGAATTCGTGCCGTTGTGGCCCGCGTACTCAGGATGCAGGACGCCGCCGAAGCGGTCGCTGCCCCATCCGAAGCTCGGGTCCTTCGGATGTCTGGCGAACCAGTCGTGCGCGTAACCCGACCATGCTGACTCGTAGATCATCCCCGCCTCGGCTGGGGCCTTCGCCCATGAAGGCCGCCAGAGATAGGGACCACCTCCGCAACGGTAGACGGGCATCGAGTAGCTTGTCTGCGCGCCGTTACCGTCGCACGTCATGATCTGAGTGCTGGAGAGGTACGGTGCGAGCGGAACGTACCACCACGAGTTGTTGTAGCAGGTGCCGATGGTGCTGCCGAGGCCGTCGTAATCCTCGGCGTACATGAGCTGCGCGAGGCCGATCTGCTTGATGTTACTGATGCACGTCGCCTGCTTGGCTTTCTCGCGCGCCTTCGCGAACACGGGGAACAGGATCGCCGCCAGGATGGCGATGATCGCTATGACGACGAGCAGCTCGATCAGGGTGAAGCCGTTGCGGGAGTGGTGCATGGTGGGTCTGGCCTCCTCCGGCCTGTGATAGCGCCCCTGTTCGGGGCAGAACGCGAAGCGCCCGCCGGTGAGGGCGGGCGCGTGTGGCCTGTCGGTTGTGTGCGGCGTCACGTCATTTCAGCACTTCGTCCAGGACCTCCACGAACTCAGCGTCCGTCCAGCCCTCAAGCACCGGCCACCCGCCTGCATGATGCACGTGGAGGTCATCGCCAACCTCGGCACGGTGGCTGATCGTGCGCGCGTTGATGATCACAGGCAACGGTGTGTTGCCCTCGATGCGCAGGATGCTGGGGTCGAAGATCGTTATGTCTGCTCGCACAGGTACTCCACCAGTCGTTCTCGCAGCCCCTCGAAGTCAAGCGTGACCATCGGATCATACGTGTCCGGCACGTCCCAGTAGTAGCCGGCAGGATCGCCGAAGCTCTCGCGCGGCACCGCACGGCGCAGGTCCGCGAGGAGGTCCGCCGCCTCGGGGCACTGCTCCTCTACCGCGCAGAGAAGTCGGAAGTCCAGTATACCATCTCTGCGCCCGCAGTAGCCCACTGTCGGCAGCGGCCCATGCGGCGACGGCAGCACGTAGCCGCTTGAGATATCAATGCGCGCTGCGTCCTCGGTTATCCCGATAGCGGGGTCGTGCGTGTAGGCCCAGACGTAGTTCGCCTTGAGGTAGAATGCCCACGTGTAGACGCCGGAGTAGTACCGATTCAGTCTGTAATTCGTCCCTCTGACGCGATGGTCATACGTCGCGAGCACCGCCTGGTTCGTCGCGGCGAGCGCCTGCAGGCGGCGGTCAATGCCACCGTGCAGCACCAGCCAGACGTCGAAGACGGTCGGGTTCGCCTGCACGGCCTCGCGGTTGATTGCGGTCACGGTGCGCAAGCCAGCCTCGCGCCACGGGCGCATCGAGCGCGCCACGCTCGGCATAGACACCGCCGCAGGTTCGTCCGGCCCGTAGATGAGCAGCTCGGGCCAATCCTCCGGCGCGCTGTCAACCAGCTCGCGGGCAGCCTGCGGGGTCATGCCACCGGGCAGAACGATGACCGGATGGTCCTTGGAGATCAGCCCGCAACGCATCGCGAGGTCGATCCGCTCGTCGATCTCAGTGGTGCCCCACGTGGCGGGCGTCTCGTATTTCGCATAATCGTAGACGGTCACCGTGTTGTGGCCGTGCTCCGCCATGTCCGTGTAGAAGACCTGCTCCCATGCAGGCGTTCGGTAGCAGGCAGGCGAGCGTCTGCGCTCATAGTAGAAGCCGAAGTCAGCCTTCGCAGGCGGCACCGTCACGCCCGCCACCTGCACACGGCAGAGGCAGTCGCCCGCGCTGAACTCGTAGACGCCCTCCGCCTCCTGCGGCACGAGCACCTCCAGCCAATACCCGGCGGTGTCCTGCGGCGGCGTCATGTCCTCGGGCCACAGGATGAAGGGCACTCCTGCGAGGCCGTGCTTCGCGAGGCGGTAGCCCACGCGGTAGGCGCGCATCGGCAGCGGGCAGTCCTCGGGCAGCGCGTCCGTGTAGAAGCTGGCCGTCTGTCCTGGTATCGTGGTTCGGGTCACGGTTCCGTAGTCAAACCCCTCGGCGAGCGTCATGCACATCACCCCGATCATCAGGGCCATCAGCGTTCGCGCCATGCTTTCCATACCTCCAGCATCGGCTTCGGCGTCCAATCGTGGCGGTAGAGTCCGAGGTGCGATCCCCAGTGCGTCGCGTCAGGCGGGCCGTCGCGCAGCGTCAGCACGCAAACCTCCTCGACGCCCTCCTCGGCGAAGATCGTGAGCGATGCGTCGAACCACTCTGCGGCGGTCTCCTCGTCAACGCTGAGCACGCTGCCCTCGACGTGCGAGGCGAACGGGATGCCCATGCCGTCAGGGTGCGTCGGGAAGCCGAACTCGGTCATGCACAGGCGGTGCCTCGTGCCGCGCGCAGTCTCGGTGCCCTTGATGCGAGCGAACATGTTCCGGTAGGCCGTCTCGATGGTGGCCCACTCGCGATCATGGCTGAAGCAGTGCAGATTGTTGACCTCGTAGAGTTCGCCTGCGCCCTCCGCTTCGCACTGCTCCCAGAAGCCAACGTCACCATGCACGCCATGCCCGCCGAACCAGAGCCGCGCGTCCGGCTGCACCTCGCGCACTGCTTCGCGCACCGCGCGTAACATCCGCGTGTAATTGCCGCCCTCGAAGAGGAAGTTGCCCGTCCAGACACAGGGCGCTTCGCCCCAGACCTCCCAGTCATGGCACCACTCGCCGAAGCGCTCGACCACCCTCGCGCACTCGGCGGCGAAGCCCTCGAAGAGGCGATCATTGCGCCAGTTGCCCAAGTCCCAGCGCCACGCTTCAGGCGGCGCGTGCTGCCCGATCCAGGAGTGCGAGTTCGTGCGCAGGTCGATGACCGGCGCGATCCCCGCATCCGCGGCGAGCTCCACGAGCGCGCACTCTTGGCTATAGTCTGCGTCCACGGCAAGCGGAAACTTCGTCCACTCGGGCGCAAGCTCCAGCGCGTAGCGCCACTCCTCTGCATCGTCAAAGCGCCAGACGAGGCCCATTCTCATGATGCCCTCGCCTGCGCGATCTCCTCTTTGAGCACGAACCACATCGGCTTCGGGGTGCCGTCATGGCAGCGCACGCCGAGGCGGCTGCCCCAATGGCTACCGCGCCCCACGTCCTTCATGCCCACCACCACGCAGAAGCGCACGTCGCGCTCGCGGAAGAGGTCGAAGCATCGGCGCGTCCAGTCAGCCGCCTCCGCCTCCGAGCACGTCAGCACGCGATCGTAGACGAAGCTCTGCAGGTCCTCGCGCGTGCGGAAGTCACCACCGGGGTGCGTCGGCCAGCCGAACTCTGTCATGCAGAGCGGGTGCGCCACGCCATGCCGCGCGTCGATGGCGGCGAGTGTGTCGAAGAATGCGTTGTATTCGGTCTCCACGTCCTCCCAGACGCGCTTGAAGCAGAACGGATGCGTGCAGTTCCAGTCGTGCGCGCGACCGCCCGTAGCGGCTGCTACGCGCTCATAATAGCGCTTGTGTGTGTCAACGGTATTCCCGCCGATCAACACGAGCGCCTCGGGGTCAACGGACTTGATGACCTCGTGCGTAATCGTGAGAAGCTCGGCATAGTTCGTGTCGCGGTGCGGATCGGCAACCTCAGCATCCAGCCACGCGCCCGCGAGATACGGGCACCCGGCCTCGCCCCAGACCTCCCAGTAACGCACCTCGCCTGCGGTCTCCTCGACGATGGCGCGCACCCATTCGATCCACCAGTCATAGACACCCCCGCCATGCGCGCCCGCGCGCTCCACGAACTCCTGAACGTTCTCCGTGCGCAGGTCGAGCACCGTCTCGCAGTCATACCGATCACGGAGGTTGCGCGCGAAACCACGCCCCCATGAGACGGGCATACTCGCAGGGTCCCAGCCAACCTTTGTGATCTGCGGGTGCAGGTCTTCGGCCCATGCGCACTCCTCCGGTTCGTTGAAATTCCACGTGATGCCTATGAGCATGACTGCCCCTTCGTCGGGCGGGATGAGTGCTGGGCGGCCCCCGTCGGGATGCAGGGACCGCCCAGGAGAAGGGAGCGGCGTGCGACAGGTTCAGGACGCCTCAAGTCTAGGCGTCGTAGTCGATGTCGTAGTGGGCAGTCGAACAGGTGTCGGTCGCTGCCGCAAGACTTTGGAAATCTCCGCGCCATGTGGTGACCACGGAGATTTTCCCGGTCGTGATGTCCTTGTCGGTCTCCACCGTCATGCGGCGTCTGTTTCCCAGGGCGAAGTAGTTCCGGTTATAGGCGAGAACCTGAGTTCTATCGACCGTGGTCCCAGTGTAGCACCCGGTTGTGCCGTTGGTGATGGAGTTACCGCCAGAGGCGACGACCGGGTAGCCCAGCAGCTCAAGCAACGGCTGCGAGGTCCATGACGCGTTCGCGCCACCGGGGACGAAGATTAAATTCTTGTCCGTGGAATTGTCACGCATGGTGCGCATGTAGCTGACCTGGATCGGATGGGCCGTCCAGACCATACCGGAGTTGAGGAACTTGCCCAGACCGGCAAGCGCCTTGAGTGCCATATCGCCGGTGTAGCGGGCGGCGCTCGCGGAGGTCACTGTGCTGGACGCGATGGCGTGCGCGTAGATGCCATTCCACAGGTTCCACGAGAGGTAGCCGTCCTGGGCGGTATTGCCCGACTGCCCCTGCGTGTCGTCCGTGTCACCATGTATCACGCCAAACTCGATGCCCTTGGCGAGCGCCAGCGCGTGCTCGTCCATGATGCGGGGCAGGACACCGATGATGCTATCCTCGGCGAGGTCGTCGGTGTAGCGCGAGTAGCCCTTGACGTCCGAGGTCGTGAACGTGACCTTGCGGTCGTCGGTGTCGGACTGGGTCGGCGCGGAACCCTCAGTCGTCTTGTAGACAACGACCGCTGCGCCAGCGCCCGGAATCTCGAATACCTTGGAGGGCATATCGATCTGCCGGACGGAGTTGGCGACGCCCATCTCGTACTCCTGCCGAGCGATCAGCTCGGGCGACAGGATTACGGGGAGGTAGTCAGCGCCGGTGGTCGTGGTGAAATCGGCTTTGGCGAACTCGGGCTCGATGCTCCAGCCCTTGTACTCGTCCACGAACTGCCCGAAGTCGCCGCGCGAACCGACGTAGCGCTTCCAGTGGTCGGTGCTGCGCGGATCGACGGCCCGGTTGTCGCGGGCTTCGAGGATCGCCGTGAGGTAGATCATCTCGTCGTTCCACTTCTGGAAGTCCTTGAGCCGGTGGCGCATCTCCGGATCGCCCGTGGTCTCTTCGGCCTTGTGCGTGAGCACCTCGGCGGAGAGTGCGAACTGCGGCTTCGTGATCGCCGCGCGGTGCTCGGGAGGCGTGGCCTCCGTCGGCGCAAGCGGCATCTTAGGCGCGGCGGCGCGCTCTGCCTTCTCGCGCGCGGCCTTGGCCTCGTCGATGGTGACGCGAAGCTCGGCCTTCATGGCCTCAAGCTCGGCGTCCTTCGTCTCGGTGGGGTCGGGCGCAACGGACTCCTCGACGGGTTCCTCGGTCTTCGCGCCTGCGATGATCTCGTCATAGCGCTTGATCTGCGCCTCAGTCACCGCGTCTGCTTCCACTCCGAACGCCTCTGCAACCAGTTCCTTCTCGCTCATGACACAGCCTCCGTTGCCGATCGGAGGCCCCCGCCGCGCAAGCGCGGCTCAGATCATTCGTTTGTGATGCTACTGTTTCAGCGTGAGCGACGGGCGCGGCTCAGGCATCGCGAGCGCCGGTAGGTCCCGGCTCTCCCTGGAGGCTGCATCGGCCTGCAGCACTGCGTCCAGAGCATCTCGCGCCTCAGTCACCTTGCCGTTATTGGCGGTCGATAGGACTCGACCTTCCTTCTGCTGCCAATGGCGGGCGATGTTGGCTGCCGAGATGGCTTTGCCTCGTGCGTCCGTGATATTGCGGACGAACTCCTGCTCTTCAAACGCCGCCTTTTCGTGCGGCGTAACGTCCTCCGTGAGTGCTTCCTCGCGCTGCTCGTAGTAGGTGGCGAGTGCGGCCTGCGCGCTTGCGTCAGCTTCTCCGCGCAGGCCCTTCGCGCTTGCCATCGCCGCCTGGACGCCACGCCAGACCGCCACGACCTCTCCGTCAACGAAGTCCGCGAACGCGGGCGCTTCGGCGCGCCCTGCATCGCGCAGGCGCTTCGCGGCGTCAGTGGGCTCCCAGTCCGCGTCGATCAGCGGAAGCGCGGCAGCGAGGCGCGCAGGGAGGTCCGTGCTCAGGCCAAGGCTCTTCGCCATGCTGAACATGGCCTCGGTATTCGCAGGCAGCGGCGTGACCGCGATCTCCTTGAGCTGGATGCTGTCCCAGATGTAAACGCCGCTGTCCTCGTCGTAGTGACCGGGCGCAGTGTCCTTCGTGCCCTTGGGGTTGAAAGCGATGGAGAGGGTCTTGACTACGCCCTCGCTGATGCGCCTCCAGACACGATCCGCAAGCGGGTCACCCTCGCTGAGCAATTCGCCGCGCACGAAAAGGCCATCCTCGCGCACCTGTGCGTCGGTCCACTTGCCGATCGGCTCGGTCCAATCATGGTTCCAACTCATGATGCCGTTGGCAAGGAACTCTGGAAGGCCCTCTGCCATCGACGCGGGCCGCACGATCTCCTGCATCAGATCAATTACCGGGGTGCTCGCCATGCCCTCAATGATGCGAGCGCCACCCTCGTCGGCCAGCGCTTTGAGGCTTGCGGCGAACGGGTAGATGCGGCTATACGCGGGGGTCTGGTTCTTCATCAGGATCGGCCTCCTGCGGTGCTGGTTCAGCGGTATTCCCAGATAAATGTATCCTCGACGGTCGTGGCGCGATCATTATCAGGCGGCTCGGGCATGTTTGTGCCCGTTGCCTTCGCTACCCTCATGGTGCTCTGCCAGTCTTCCTCTATCCGTGCATCTATGCGCTTGCGCCAGTCTTCCAAGTACGAGGCGATAATCTTCTCATACGTGCCGGGGCCATCGCCAAAGAGCTTCGACTTCGGGCACTCGGGGCCGTGGAGGAACCTGCCCCCTATGGATACACCCATGCAACACTGCCGCTTCCGTGTCTTACGGAATAGCCAGAGGAACCATGTGGTTGAGTGCTCATACACAGGCCACGGCCACTGAACCCGAATAACTTCTTTGCGGTAGGTAAACAACTTCGCCTGAACTCTCATCTTCACTACCCCCGTAGCTTGCATTATTCTCCGTAGCCCTCCGGCACCGGCACCGTCTCGGGCTTGTCGGCTTCGTCGATGACTGGCGCGGTCGTGCAACGGCACCAGATAGTGTCCTCGGGGCCGCCATCAGGATCGTGCGGGTAGCGCAGGCCACTCTCGAAGAGTTCGCCGCGCGCCACTACCTGCCCATGAGAGGCGAGGTGGCTGTCGCGCGGGACCTTCGAGGCGAAGCTATGTATCCACTCGGTAGACTCCACGCCCGCCTGATCGTAGGCTTCCTCGGAGGCCGCGTTGTAGGCGTCATTCATCTCGGTCTCGGCGATGCGCTTCGCACCGGGCGTGTTCGCGTCGCCATACTGCTGCGCGTAGAGCTGCTCTACCGCGTCAATGGCACTCTGCAACGGCTCGCCATTCTCAAGCACGTTGGCAATGGCTGCCCTAATCTCCTCGTGGAGGGTCTCAGGGAGCGTGACGATCTTGAGCGCCTTCTCGGCGTAGTAGGCTTCGGCGGTTGTGCTCGCCTCGTCGAAGTCGATGCCGAGGCCGAAGAGGTTCACCACGTTCGCGCCCGCCGCGAGGTAGGCCGCAAGTTCCTCGGGCAGCAACTTCTTCAGGATGACCTTGCCCGCCGCGGTGAGATCGAAGAGGATCGTCTCAAGCGCAGGCTCCGTGGCCTTGTAGCCCTTGGCGAGGTCCGCGCGGATGTTCGCCACGACCTCCTCCGCGAAGCCAGCGTAGACTTCGCTGATGATGCCGCCGATGCGCTCGACGAAGGGTGCCTGGAAGCCCTGCTGCGCGGTCCAGACTGACTTGCGGCGCAGCTCGGCCTTGTCCTCGGCGGGTTCCTCCGACTTGAGCATCAGCACGGGGCGCGTGCCCTTCTCGTCTTCCTCGGGCTCCTCGGCAGGCTCCTCCTGTGCGGCAGCCAGCGCGGGCGGGATCGGCGCAGCCGCAGGCTGCTCCTCCTGCTCCTTCGGCGGCAGCCCGTGCAGACGCTCGCGCACCTCATCCTCAGTCCACTGGCCGCTGCTTATCAGGATCGCGCCAGTGCTCGCAAGCTCCGCGAGGTTCGGCTGCAGCGCCTCCACGTCACTGAAGTCGAAGTCCACGTAGAGCTTGCCGCTATCGAAGCCGAAGAGTTCGCTGCGCTCGTTGATCGCACCCGCCAAGCGCATCATGCGGGGCTTCATCGTGTCGCTCCAGAACTGCTTGCGCTGCTCGACGGCGTTCGCGTAGTTCGCATACTCGAAGATGCCGACGATGCTCGGCGGCACCTGGAAGGCCGCGCAGATTTCCTCGCGGTTGAGCTTGCGGAGTTCGAGGTACTGCGCATCGCGCGGGGTGGTGCCCAGCGGGATGATCTCGAAGTCGCTGCCACTCATGGTCACGACGCGCCCTGCGTTCTTCGCGCCGGACTGAAGCGCCGTCCAGCCATCGCGAAGTTGCTTGCGCTGATCGGGGCACAGTGTGCTCTTCGCGAGGATCGCATGGCTCGGCGTCGCGCCATTGAGCAGGAAGTTGTAGTTCGTCAGCGCTGCCTGGCGGTCGGTGTTGACCGTGACCTCAAGCGCTTCGAGGTCACTCATGCCCCAGAGGCCCGACGCAGGCGAGTAGTTCGATGCGTGGAAGATGTCCGTCGCGTCATAGACGACCGGCTGCCCGCCGTCCGGCATGTAGCGGTAGCCCGCCAGTTCGCCCTCGCGGCTGATGACCGCCTCGCACTTCTCGGGGCGCAGCGGGTAGATCGCAAGCGGCACCTTACGCTGCGCACCCCCGCGCTCAAGCCGCCAGATAGCGTTGCCATGCAGGCTCAGAGAGGACAGTGCGTTCTCGACGAGCTGCGTGGCGTCAGAGCGCTCGTTCACGTAGCCGAACAGGCGCGGGATTTCGCCATCATCGAGCGGCTCATCATCGCCGCGGCGGCGCGCCTGTAGGGGCACGCTGCTGCCCGACTGCGCAATGGCCCTCACGCACGCCATGACCCACGGCATGTTCTGGTATGCCCACGTATGGTCCACCGTGTTCGGCTTATTCTGCGGCATCCCGTCGATGTAGGAGAAGACGCCATAGCCTGCGTCCTTCTCCACGTTGTCAAGGGGCGCACGAGACCCGTCGAGCGCGTTCCAAATGCCTTTGAGGCGCGCCAGCATACTCGGCACAGGGTAGTCCTCCTGCGCCCCCGGTTGCTACCAAACGTCAATCGTGATTTCGGTTCGTCGGTTCGCCATCCACACCGCAAGCAGCCACGAGTCCAAGCGGTCAACGAAGTCGCCCTGCTTCTTCTCCCACCTGGCGGTCTGTATCGCCCGCAGGAGTTCGCGGTGCTCGGGGTTCAGCGCGAGCCGCCCGTGCTCCATCGCGTTGACCGCAGTGGAGAGCAGGACGTTGCGCGGCACCCGCTCATGGCGCTCGTCGCCGGTCACTGTCGCGCCGCCCGTGAACGTAATCTTCCGGTGCGGGCAGTCGAGGTTCTGCGCCACGCCATAGCCGACGCCGGTGTAGTCAATCGCGACCTCGGCGTCCGGCTTCTGGCGCTCGGCAATCTGGCGCTGAAGCTCGGGCGCAGGGATATGCTCCCATGCGTCCTGCCCCAGCACAACGAATGGTTCGGCGCTCGCGTCGAGGTCGGTGATGACCGTTTCGTCGCGGCCCTCGCCTGCCACGTCTACGCCGATGGTGCGGCGCGACACCTCGCGGCCAGCCACCTGCGGCCAGAGCGCAAGCGCCGCCTGCACCGCCTCGGTCGGGAAGACGTTCTCGCCGGACGCGAGGAAGTCGCACTCGTATTCCTGCTTGAAGTCGCGGAGCGTGGTGTCTTCGAGTTCGGCCTGCTTCCAGGCTTCGTCGCGGCGCGGATGCACCCACCACGGCAGGCGGAACGCCCGGTAGCGCGTATCACCGCGGCTGACGTCGCCAACCTCGGAGGCGCGCACGGCGTCCGCCTGCGCCCTCCACTGGCGGCAGAACTCGTCACCCTCGCCATTGGGCGTGCTGAGGATGACAACGTTGCCCGTCGCCTCGATGGTCGGGCGCGCGGCACGCCACATCTCCTCTGCCCACGGGAGGAACGCGAACTCGTCGAAGATCAGGCGCGAGGCGGCGAAGACGCGACCTGCATCCTCGGAGGCGGTCTCGGCCACGATGCGCGAACCGTTGCTGAGTTCGAGTTCGGTCTCGTTGTTGCGGACCATCTTCAGGAGGGCGCTGCACTCGTTGCGCACCAGCGCGTCGCGCGCCATGCGCACAAGTTCCTTCGCCACCTTCTCCTTGCGGCTGATGACGAGCGCGAGCCATCCGTCATGCTCCACCGCGTCATACGCGGCGTGTATCATCGTGGCAGTGCTCAGGCCGATCTGGCGCGACTTGTTGACGATGACCGGTCCGCCTGCGTCGAGCGCGCGCAGGTAATCCTCCTGGAAGCCGAAGGGCTCGAATGGTACATACTCGCCACGCTGGAGGCGAATGTGCGGCCTGTAGGCGCGGCACCACGCGACCGAATCGTGCCCGGCGAGGCGGCGGACCTTCTCGCGCTTGGCTTCGAGCACGTCAGTCGCTGTCGGCATCGCCGCCACCTGCTATGATCGCGTCAAGTTCGGCCTCAGAGAGGTGCCGCAAGTGCTCCACCTGCACCGCCCCTCCCCCCGCGCCTGTGAGTTCG